CTCTCCCGCTTGCGGGAGAGGGGAGTTAAATGCTACCGCGCTGACGCCATCGATAACGATCACCGCGTTAGCAAAGGCAATACTCAACGCGTTAGCAAAGCTAGCACCCACCGCGTTAGCAAAGCCAACACCCAAAGCAACAAAACCCAACCCCGCAACCAACCCAGGCCCCGCGGCCCAAGCGGCAACCAACCCAACCCAGCATGCCGGTGCAGCAACACCGCACTGTTTTCACCCTCGATAGAAAAGGATCAGAAAATGGCACTCAACGCCCAAGGCCTCGCAGTCAAAACCCACTACAAAATCCAGGCCGTCGTAGACCAGGCCGGCAACATCGTCGGCCTGATCGGCCCCAACGAAAAAGTCTCCTACACCGCCAGCGACGGCGCGGGTTCTTCTTCCACCATCGTGCCCGGTTCCGGCACACTGGCCCTGGCTGTGAGCGCCGCCGGCGTGAGCCCAGGCAGCACCGCCAACGACAACGTGCTGGCCGTGATGACGATTCCGGCCAATGCGTTCGACGGCCAGTCTTTCCCGGTTGCCACCAACCGTGAAGCTTCCATCCTGGCGGCGGGCTCGTTCGGCGCCACGGCCAACAACAAGACGTTGAAGATCATCGTCAACCCGACCACGGCTGTGGTGGGCCAGGCGGTGACGGGTGGCACCACCATTGCCAGCACCGGCGTGGTGGCGACCAATGGCGGTGGCTGGCAATTGCAGGCCAGCATCGTCAAATATGGCAATGCGGGTTCGAACACGCAGCTCGCGGTGCACTATGGCGCGCAATGCGGCGCGGCGGTGCAGGCCTTGACGGCGCCCACCGCGCTGACCTTGCCGGAGAACGCGGTCGTCACGATCGCCATTACGGGCAATGCTGCTACGGCCACGTCGGACATTGTGTTCAACTTCGCCAACATTGAATGGAATAACTGATGAGCGACACCGTCTTTCCGCGCATGTCCTCGATTTGGGCGCAGGGGACCTTGAACGGCGCGAGCTTCCAGAAGGCGATGTCGGGCGCACCTTGCCCCTGCACGGTGAGCCTTGACAGCACCAACGGCAGCCGTGCCATCCAGGTGTCGACCGATGGCGGCATCAACTTTTTCACGCCGGTGTATAGCGTGAATATTCCTTCCATGCTGAATGTGACCATCGCCGCGCCGGTGACGACCGTGTTGTTCACGGGCCAGGCTGGCGACACCTGGACGGTGGTCTGATGTTTGCGGCCAAACCCGTTTTGCAAAGCTGTAACTACTGACCCATGAGCGACGCTTATACCCTGGCCGGCGCAGACGATAGCGGCGAGCCCGATGGCAGCAACCCGCAGGTTGCCGAAGAGATGAATGCCATCAAGGAAGACCGGCTGCAATTGCTGGGCGCGACCCTGGCGCGCCGGCGCGACGAATGGGTGGCGGCCAGGCGCAATTCGCGCGTGGAAAAACGCTGGCTGCTGGACCTGGACCAGTACAACGGGCGCGACGATGCGGCCAAGGAAGCAGCGTCGATGATGGATAGCGTGGAAGCGGGCTTTCCCGTGACCAATCGCGAAGCGAAGCCGCAGCGTTCGCGCGTGTTCGTCAACATCACACGGCCCAAGACCAATGCGGCCGAGGCGCGGCTGGCCAACATGGTCTTGCCCAGCGATGACCGGAACTGGGGCTTCAAGCCGACACCAGACCCGGTGTTGACGGCGGCGGCTTTGCAGCAGGTGCGGCAGAATGCGGCGCAGGCGCAAGCCCAGGCGCAGCCTGCGCAGCAGGGGCAGCCAGGGCAGCCTCAGGCGCAGCAGCAACAACAGCCGCAACAGCAGCAGCCGCAGCAGCCGCAGCAAGCCCAGGCACCGCAGCCGGGGCAGGTCGCTCCGGCTGCGCCACCAGGTGCGCCGCAGATGCCGGCGCAAGCCCAAGGCGCCGTGCCGGGCCTGGCGCAGGCCGTGCTGGGCGTCTATCCGTCGCCGGACCTGACCCAGCAACTGGAGATGGCCACCAAGTGCGCCCAGGCCATGGAAGACGAGATCGACGACCTGATGATCCAGTGCGACTTCAACGGCGAAGAGCGCAAGATGCTGCATGACTGCGCCGTGCTGGGCACGGGTGTGCTCAAAGGGCCCATCGTGGTCAACCGCATGCGCAAGGCTTACCGCAGGATTCCCAACACCACGGTGTGGGAATTGCAGATGGAAGAGGAAAAGACCCCGGCCAGTGAACGTGTGGACCCGTGGGATGTGTTCCCCGACCCCGGCTGCGGCGAAGACATCCATGCCGGCATCGGCATTTTCGAAAAGAAGCAACAGACCGCGCGCCAGTTGCGCGAACTGACCAAGCAGCCGGGCTACCTCAAGGCGCAGATCAGCCATGTGCTTGAAGAAGGGCCGGCCGAGGCGGAAGACGTGTCGCAGCGCGACGTGGAAAAAAGCCGCCAGGGTTCGCGCAGCGGCAGCAGTGCCGACCATTTCCAGCTCTGGGAATACTGGGGCGAATTCACCCCGGAAGACTTGCGCGCCTGCGGCGTGAACGTGCCCGATGGCGCCACCGAATCGATTTCGGGCTGCGTGATCCTGGTGAACTCCACCGTGATCAAGGGCTTCCTCAACCCGATCGAAACCGGTGACATTCCGTACGACTTCATGGTCTGGGAAAAGGTGGACGGCGAATGCTGGGGCTATGGCATGCCTTACCTGATGCGTTCGCCGCAAAAGGTGCTCAACGCCGCCTGGCGCCAGTTGATGGATAACGCCGGCCTCTCGGTCGGCCCGCAGATCGTGATCGACCCGAGCGGGATCGAACCGGCCGACAACCAGTGGATGATCCAGGGCCGCAAGATCTGGCTCAAGAAAGACCCCGCCATCGACATCCGCAATGTGTTCGCCACTTTCGAAGTGGAGTCCTATGCGGCGGAGCTGCAATCGATCATCAAGCTGGCACAGGAATTCGCCGACAACGATTCCAGCACGCCACAACTGGCCCAGGGCGAACGCGGCACCGCGCCAGACACGGTGGGCGGCATGACGCTGCTGATGAATTCATCGAACGTGGTGCTGGGCCGCATGGTGAAGCAGTTCGACGACATGGTAACCAGGCCGCACCTGCGCCGCTACTACGACTGGTACATGGCCTATGGCCAAAAGGACGAATGCAAGGGCGATTTCCAGGTAGACGCCCGCGGTACTTCGGTGCTGCTGGTGCGCGACGTGGCCAGCCAGGCGCTCTTGAATGTGGCCCAATATTCCGCCAACCCGGAAATTGCCAAGTTGGTGAATTGGACCGAATATTTCAAGGCTATCTTGAAGACGCAGCACATTGACCCGACCGACATCATGAAGACTGATGCCGAGATCGCCCAGGCGGCGCAGCAGCAGGCGGCACCGTCGGACGCGCAGGTGAGGGCGCAGGCGCAGTTGCAGGTGGCGCAGATTGGCGCGGCTGCGGCGCAGCAGAATGCGGCTGCGGCTGCTGCTCGTGCTCAGCAGATTGAGGCATCGAAGAGCCAGCGTGAGCAGGCGGCTGTGCAGGCTAAGAATGAGGGTGAGGCTATGCGGTTGGCGATGACGCAGGATCATGAGGCAAGGGAGAATCAGCGGGATCGGATGCATGATTCTTTGTTGGCTGCTCATGATGCGATGAGTTCGCATTTGGAGAATAGTGCGGAGAGGGTTGGTCAGGTTGTCCAGGGGCAGTTGCCGACGGGTGTTTCGGCGTTGGCGCCAGGGCAGGTTGTACCGCCGGACGCGGGTTCGTAGGTCGGATGAGCCGTAGGCGTTATCCGACGCACGCTCATACTTTTGCAGAATGCTTTTGTTCAATCGCTTCGCGTTGTTTGTAGCCGAGGCACAACCTCCCTAGCCGGGGGCGGCCCGGCAGCCGCTCACTTTTTTTGCTTCGCGCCTGGCCGGCCGCCCAAAAGTAAGCAAAAAAAGGCGACCGCGCGACGCCGCCCCTTCGGGGTCCCCAAAAAACCAGGTACCAAAACGGGAAGGCCCGGAAACTCGCCTTCGGCTCAGACAGCCGGTCCTTCTTTATCCGTTTTGGTACCTGACTTTTTGGCGTCGTCACAGCGGAAACTGCGTCCGGCGCTACCGCATCTTGTCGAATTTGTCGGAAAAGCGAAGCGCCTTCCGGCATAAGAACTGACTCGTAGACAAGATATGCTGCCGGCTGCGATTCGGTAACAAAATATTTTTCGGTGGGTATGTTCTTTAAAAACCTAAGCTTGCGCGCCCGAAAATTAAAGGAGGCGACTGAAGTCGCCCCCTTAGTTAGGTCACAACCATCCGATATGATGCAACGCTTCTAGCAGCCGGGCTATGGCTGATATAAGAAACGCAGCGTCAATCTTTCGATTCACCTTTGTTGCTTTACGCTTTCCCATGTTGATTCCATGAAAAAAGCGGCCTTACAGCGCTGCAAGCCGCATGATCAGTGTGGCCCGCTTTGGTGGTTACGAGTATCCGGGCCGATTTCTCAGTGCGGACTCTTTGCCCCCTAACGACGAGTTTGCGCACTCGCCGGGGATTAACTGCCGTAACCGTTCGGGGTGGCGGCAAGTTCCCAATCTTATTTGTTAATTTTATTCATTATAAACGCCGATCTCGTTTGTTAGCGTATAGCTAAATATGTCGGACGGCGCTTTAATTTGCCGACCTACAAGCTTTATGGACTGGCAAGACAGGATGCGGTAGCGCCGGACGCAGTTTCCGCTGTGACGACGCCAAAAAGTCGAGGACTAAAACGGATAAGAAGGACAGGTTGTCTGAGCCGAAGGCGAGTTTCCTGTCCTTCCCGTTTTAGTCCTCGGCTTTTTGGGGACCCCGCAGGGGCGGCGTTGCGCGGTCGCCTTTCTTTGCTTACTTTTGGGCGGCCGGCCAGGCGCGAAGCAAAGAAAGTGAGCGGCTGCCGGGCCGCCCCCGGCTAGGGAGGTTGTGCCTTGGCTCAGATTACCGCGTAGCGATTGGACGGTATCGCTTCTGTCGCTTATGCGTCGGAGTCGCATGCGTCGGAAGCGCCGGGCGTCGCACGCTTCGCTTTTCCGACCTACAAAAGCAACCCTGGAACGGGCCGAGCCAGAGCGCGGGGGGGGGGGCGCCCCCCCCCCCCCCCCCCCCCCCCCCGGGGGGGGTGGGGGGGGGCCGCC